TGTAAAAGCTGTGCCTGAGTTGTCGGATACAGCTATATTTATGTCTGTTGCGTCAGCACTTATAGAGTCAACAGCAATGTCACCTACGTTGGTTATATTATTGTCATTGAAAGATGTAGCACCAAGAGATACTGTGCCTGTGGCTGTGAGGTTGCTAGAGCCTATATCTATCGCACCAAAGCCTGATGATATAGCACCACTGTTTAGTGTGCCTACAGTCGTTACATTAGAAAGTGTATCTAGTGCTGACTCAAAGTATGTTTCAAAGTCAGTTAGGGCAACCTGAACCATTGTGCCATTATCATTAACCACAACTCTGTCAGCGTCTGCCAATGTTGTTGATGTAGCAGAAGTACCTCCATCTACAATATTTAGTTCGGCTGCTGTTGCATCAACTGCTGCTAACTTTGTAAAGTCGGCTTGTACTAATCCTGATACACCATCAAGTAAGTTTAGCTCTGTAGCTGTAGCTGTTACGTTTGTACCACCAATGTCTAGTGTAGTTACAGATATTTCACCTGCAACGGTAACAATGCCGTTTGCTACTGTGATTAAGTCAGTGTCATCTGTATGCCCTATGGTAGAACCATTGATAACAACATCGTCTATATCAAGTGAGCCACCTGTAATAAGACCTGTTGTTGTTATGGTGGATGAGCCTGTGTCTATTGTACCAAAACCAGAAGTAATGCTACCTGAGTTTAACGCACCCACTGTAGTTACGTTTGATAATGTGTCTAATGCTGATTCAAAGTAAGTCTCAAAGTCTGTGAGAGCTACCTGCTTCATAGTCCCTTCATCGTTGACCACCACTCTGTCAGCATCTGCTAGTGTAGTAGAAGTAGCAGAGGTGTCACCGTCTATTATGTTTATTTCTGTTGCTGTAGCTGTTACACCGTCTAAGATGTTAAGCTCTGATGCTGTGGCTGTTACACCGTCTAAGATGTTAAGTTCTGCTGTAGTTACAGTAGCACCATCTAATATCTCTAGTTCTGTTTCAGATATTTCTGCACTGCCTATAGTTACTGTACCTGCAAAAGTTGTGTTAGCACCACTAAATGTTACGGCAGTAGTAGAGCCAGATTTAATTATAAGATTGCCAGATGTGTTTGTTAATGAACCATACTGTGTGCCACCATCTTTTAATACTACGTCACCACCATCAGCATCTAATGTTATGTCACCTGCTGTATCTATAAGAACAGCACCGTCTGCGATTAAATCTAGCTGTCCGTCTGTGGATGAGTTGATAAATATGGCTGTGTCACGAAACTGTAACTTTTCTGTGGATGCTATAAGTATATCGTCAGAGAACTCAAAGTAGTCTTCATCTTCCATCCACTTGAGCACACCGTCTGATGTCTCACCATCGAAGGTTATTGTAATATCTGTTCCTGCTGTCCCTGCACCAAAGGTAAGAGTGTTACCTAGTAGCTTCGTAATAGGACCACCTTCAGCAGCTGTTCCATCATGTGTGTGTCCTGTGGATGCAGCAAAAGCCGCTAATAACTGATTAAACTCGTCATTAGTGTGAGCGGCTGTAATCGTGTCACCATCAGAATATGAAGACTGTCTTGTATATGTGGCTCCCATTTACCTTCTTGCTCCTGTTTGGTATTCTAATTGAAATCCTTTTAGTGAGTATGGTGCTGTTTCTCCACCGTCATTTACTCTTAGTGCTACTGCAAATCCTGAACCTTCTACTGCTTGTCTAACTAGAGGTTGTGATGCCCCTCCATAAGTACCCACAGTTGTGGATGAAACACCGTAAGTTGTAGTTCCATACACAGCAGCAATGTCACTTGAGTCCAGTGCATACGCTGCAGGTCTTGATGAGTCTGCAGATTCATAATCGTATCTTAAAAATAAATCTGCATCTATTGTTGACTCAGGTGCAAAGTTTACAATAACTCTGTGCATGTGTTTTCTTATACCTGCGTCACCAAATGTCATGTCAGGACTTCTGTACTTTGCTAAAATAGCTGTGCCATCAAAAGTATTACCCTGTTCTTGTCTATACACATAGCCATTTGAGTAATCGCCATGTAAAATTACTACGTTTCCTGCTGTAACAAAACTGTCTGTTGATGCAGGCTTTATTCCTCGTAACTCTGAAAATTCAAATGTTCTACCCTTAAGAACTGTTGCCACACCTTTAGTGTTATTTTGTGCTGTATTTGCTTTCGTAAAAAATATCCTGTACTGTGTTCTATCTGGTATAACAACACTCTCAAATTCAGAGGCACTCGATAAATTATCATCAAATATGGACTGCACATTAGAACTAATCGTTCCAAGTTCAACGTCACCAATTCTTGCTGTACCTGCAACTGTTCTTAAACCATCAGGTCCTAAGAATATTAAGTCACCTGCGAATTCTTGTATCGTGTCGCCGTTGATGCACCCGATGTCTCTCGTGACCGCAGAGATAGCAAAATCACTAGAACTGCTACCACTGAGTTTGAATATTCTGTTTTCGCAAAAGATGAATAAGTTGTCACGGAAAACCTTTAGCCCTGTTATTGTGTCGTCTACTCTTATACTTCCTGCACCGCTACCACTTGTAAAATCATCTTCATCAAATGGTACACTAAATACCAATGTTTGTGGAGAACTAGATTTACCTGCGTAAAACATGTGACTTCTAAATGCTGTCACAAATTTAGAGCCTGATACAGAACTCTCACTTACATCTGTTGCAGACATTGCTGTATTAAAAAACGTTGGAGCATTTGCCCCATCTACAACTATTAATTTATCATTACCATCAAAGTTGTAACGCTCGAAGTTATATTTTCCTGCACTTGTTCTGCCCGTGTCTCGCTCTGTCCAACTAGAACCTCCGGGGGTAGCACTAAATATTTTTTCTCCTCTAGCAGCTACAACTAAATCACCGAACGTGGCTACCATCAAAACTTTTTCACTAGAAGAGCTAGTTTGAGGTACGACTGCGTCTACGTATTTACTGAAACCATTTATTCTTCTATAGCCACCTTCTATATCAGGTTCGAAGTTTTGTAGCTCTAACGCCTCTCCGGGTTGCATCATGAACGTAGAACGGTTTAAAACTAACCCACCTTCGCAGTTAAACGCTGCAGGAGATGTTTGTGATAAATCAGGCATTACCTAACGGATTCCATAGTAAAATAGTTAGAAGTTACAGAAGGATTCAACACTACAGTTGACCTAACGTACTCATACTTGTTAATTAGTAAGCTCTGCATATTTTTAATACCTTGTTCAAATCTAGCAAAATTAAGCTGATACTGTTGTGTTTCTCCTCTGTACTGATAAGCGAAAGCTGTTGCTCCGTCTGTTATAACAGGAGAAAATCTATCTGGTATTGTTGGTGTGTCTGTAGCTGCTGATAAGTCTGATGCAAAAGTAAAATAATCAAACTTCAGTGAATATGTTTTATTGGGATACGGATACAACAAATAGTTATTGTCTAGTGTTCTTACTACATGTGTAGGTACGCCACCTGCAGTAAACTGAGCAACTTGTACGCCACTAGCGTGAGATGCCGCTGTTGTATTGTTTGCACCTCTAGTAGCTCCTGTAAATTCAGTGCTAGAAGTGCCTGTATAAGTTATCTGCTCGTTCTCTACAAATATAGTGCCAGCAGAATCAAAGCCAGATGTACTGGCTACTGTAATTGTTGTGGCAGATGATGATAACGTGCCATCTAATGTTGTTGTGTCTATCTCATCTTCTTGGTCTACGTATTTGTCTATGTACTCATTGTACTGCATAATACTTAAGTTGTTACCAGAAGATGCTAATGTAGAATCCTTTACAATCCTAAATGTATTGTAGTCTGCATGCTTGGCATCATTAGGTAAAGAATACCTAACTGTGCCAGGGACTAATGTCTCTGTGTGTGTAGAGTGATTGAAAGGATAATTAAATTCTCTTTGATTTATAAAACGTATAGATTCATTTACAGCATTTTGTGCTTGCACTTGTATGCCACGAGCTGCTGTAAAATTGGATGACGTAAGTTGAACTTCATTCATTCTCGCTAAAACACTATTTGTTAAACTTAAAAAAGTTGCCATACTACATCCATTAAGTTGGGGGCAGTTTCCCGCCCCCGGTTAAGTTACGCTAATTGGTCTCTATCGACTTCGTCAGCTAATTGCTTATGCTCACCATTGGTGTCAATGATACAAGCATATAGTCTTAGCTTACCTACAGTGACGTCAGCAGACGATGCAATTAACTTCACATCAATAGTGTCAGTAGTTGTGACATGTTGTGTAAATGTTGATGCAGCCCCTGTTGTAACATCGTTAGACTGTCCATTAGAACCTTCTGCTAAGAAACCTGTAGAAGTTACATCACCACCATCAATGATGTCATCACCTGCGGCAAAGTCGATGTCCACAGTTGGTGAAGAACCATCAAAGGCAGTTAGAACTTCTGCTCCTGCAAAAAGAACGAACGTACCTGCAGGTATTTCAAGAAGTTGAAATATGTCACCGTTTGTGCATGAGTAGTCAGTTATTTTAGAAATATCTAAAATAGCTTCAACCATACGCATTCCAGTGCCTGCTCGGTTAGCCTGATTTACAGCGATAGAGTTTGAATTTACACCTGCGGTTGCAGATGAGGTCATGTCAAAAGTTGCCATTTATCAATCCCCCCTTACGCTACGTTGTATTTAGCGGTTACAATCGCTTCAGGTCGAAGAATTTTTCTACCATAAAGGTGCATACCTCTGACAATATCAGCAAAAGAGTCTGGGTCTCTGTAAGACTCAGTCTTTGTGATTTGTGCAGCTGTAGCAACAGCAGAAGAGTGTCCTGCTACGATTACGCCAAAGTTTGAGTTTTGGTTTGCTGACCCTGATGTTCCCGGTCCTGTACCTACAGCAGGTAGGTTGTTGGACATGTAAACATCAAAACCATGAAGCCTACCGATAGCTAAGCCAGCTCTCAGTCCACCTGACTCGCCGAAGTCTGCATTGAGAAGACGTGAATCTTCATCCTTTAGGATTTCGACAAATGTTGGATGTAGAACTAACCATCTACCATCTGTATCGACGAACTGTGTGTCAAGCAGTCTGCCCATTCTCGCAATAACTTGCAATGGTGTAGCAGTAGCTGTAGCTTGAGCAGTTGCGCCCGGCATACGTGGTGCTAGTGGGATAGAGTGGTCGCCAGCACTTGAAGTAGTGATGTTACCAAAGCTATCCTTACGTAGCTTCATAGATGTAAGCAGTTCATCAGACCCTGCAGTTGATACAGCTTTTGACCCACTTACGGTGTCGTTAGCTGTGCCTGCTACAGCGTTGATTGTGCCTTGCTTAAAACCAGCCATGTAACCAAGAATTTCTTGGTCATGTTGGTCTCTGAGCCTATAGCCTGCTCGGTCAGATGCTAAGGATTCGAAATTGACATGGCTGTGAGCCTCTTCGATGTCGTCTACCTTGAAAGCAAAATAGTTTGCTTTGTCAACGACAAGACTGAAGTCCTCGTCATCCAAGTCTTGTGGAGTAATCTGAGTGCCTCGTGCATACTCCTTAACGGTGATTTCTGGTTCCTTGATTATTTTAACCGTGTCACCGTAGTTCGCAATCTCGCCGAAGTAGTCAGAATTAGTTATTGACTCTACAACCGAGGTCTTGCGAAAAGCTTGCTGAACTTTTTGAGAGTAGATTACCGGGCTAAAATTGCCGTTTGGTAAACTACTGTGTCCAGCGGCGGTTTTAAATGCCATTGGTTTACCTCGTTAATATGATTTAAAGATTGTAGATTTTCGTACTATACAAGACCAGTTGATAAGGTGTCCTGACGGGGCTTACGCTCTGGGTAGTTTGAATCGGTGGAAAATCTATAACTTCGCTGTACTCAAAGTTTAGGGTGTATGGTGTATCGTCTGCACAGCACCATTGGAGCGAGTAACCTTACGGGGTCGCTATTAATTACTATATTTTACCATAAAATAAAATAAAAGTAAATAAATTTTTATCTTGACACATCATAAATGAAGTTGCCAGATTGTATAGCCTCCATGATAGCCTTTTCGTTTTTCTCATACTCATGAGCTTTCATCTTGGCTACCTGTGATTCTCTCCATTGATTAGATTGAGAACTCTTGGTTTTGGCTACGTTAGATGTGTTTTTAGCTGTTACTAAAGAAGCAGCACCTTTATCAGATTTTTCTTTCTTCGTATCAGCTATTTTCATATCCACTTTGTACAAGTCTATAGCTCTTGCTGCAGACCGTGCATCAGTTTCATTCTCATATAAAGCTTTCTGCACCCATGAAGGTTGTCTTTCAACCCAGCTATGAAACTCTTCATCATTCCTGATGTCTTCAAAGTCAGGGTGTAGTTGCAAGAGTTGTGACTCTGCAGTCATTCTCTTTGCTTCTGCTTCTTTCTCTGCGATAGCTTTTAGTCTATCTTCCATACCCTTGTCTAGCTCAAGAGCTTTTTTAGTAGCAATAGTTTCTATAACCTTTGCTACGTCAGGGTACTCTTTTGTCCACGCTGCAAGCTCATCATCACTCTTAGGTAACTTTATAGCTTCCTTAGTAGCTGTAGATATTTGCCCTTCTAGGTCTCTAATCTTATCTTTGAGCTCCTGCTCTTTTTGTTGAGAATGTCGCCGTAAGTCACCATAGCGTTTCTTAAACGTCTTCTCTTCAGGTGCAAGAGATTCAGTTTCGGCTTTATCAGCCTCTGCATCTTTCTGCTCCTGTACTACGTTGGCACGTTCCTCTTCTAAACGCTTTAACTCTTCCTGTTCGTCAGTTCTGTCCTTCTTGTACTTCATAGGCACAGCCTTAACGTCCTGCTTTACTGCGGCAATCGCTTCACTCATTATAATCTCCTATACTAAATTTTTGTGAGAAAAGTTTTTATCTTTCCTGCAATATACACGGTTGGGTGTATTAGTTTACAAAACACATTTCCAAACAAATCATCTTTTGCTTTACCTTTTGTAAGAATGTGTTTTAAGTGTTGTGTTCGTTTTTTAGCCATGAAAGCACCAAGTCTAGTTAGTATGTTACTACTTTGCATCCCTGTTACGTAAGGTCTGAATAGCCAATGATAACCTACTTGGTGTTCTGGTGTTAGATGACGTCTCTGATAAATATCCCAAACTTTCATAGCTTTCTGCCAGTCTACAAGTTGAGTCTGTCTATACATCTCTGTGCAAACTATTTTATTATCAGAAGCTGTGGGAGTTCCTCCAAAGTCTCCTCTATCTACTCCTGCTGAATCCTCTGCTCTTCTAGTTTCTTCTCTTTCTCTAAAAGCATCAAATTCTGCAGCACGTCTTTCAGCATCTTCTCGTCTTCGTTGTGCTTCTTCTCTTTCAGAGCCACTCATCATACTCGTATCTGAACCGGGTAATTCTGATGCCATTTTTTCTGCAGCAAATACAGGATTCATAAGTCTATCCATTTCTTTATCTCTTTGCTTCTCTAGCTGTCTATTATATTCTGCTGTAGCTGCTTCCTCACTTCCCGGTTTCATAGCAGCTATTTCTTCTTTAGTTTTTTGTGGTCCTTCCAAAAACTTATCTACACGAGTTTTATCTTTAAATATAACAGGAGCACTCATTTCTTCTTTAGCTTGTGTTAAAGCTGCATCTCTCTTTGCAGCAAACTCATTAGCCTTCTTTGCTGTGTCATCATCAAACTGTATTTTTTTAGCGTCATTCAACTTCTGCACTAATTTTGGGTCATCTTCAGTATCGCCTAAAGAGGGCAAGTTTACTGTTTTTACAAGCGTGTCGTATTCTGATTTAGAGCCAAACGCAAAGTTCTTTAATTTATCTGCAGCACTTTCTCTAATTTTTTTATCTTGATATCCTGTAAAAGGCAATATAAATCCTGCTGCGGTATCTACAGCACCTCCCACTTTACCCATAATACCCTCTCTCTCTGACATAGGCTGTCGCACATTTACGTAGCTGTCAAAATCAGATTGTTGGAAAGCTGTGGGCGCAGTTGGTATTCTGTCAACTAAGTCTTCTACATTAGCATCAAATCTCTGCATCTGTTGCTGTGGTGTTAAGTTTGGTGTAGCTGGTGTAAATCCTCCACCACCACCGCCTGTGGCACCTCCTACTCCTGCTGATGTAGTAGTGCCACCTGTACCTTCAGGTGGTTTTGTAAAGTCTTCTTTTATTGACTCTTGATAATCACCTACATTAGGAGCAACTACACTTGTTGGGTCGCCTGTAAATATAGCACCTAGTCCTGTTGTCCTTGTTGGAGTAGGTTGTGTATTTTGTTGATATCCTATAATATTGCCTTGTGCGTCATACATAGGTATACCTTGATTAAGTCGTAATGGAGTAAAAGCAGTCCTAGACGCATCAGACGCTCCTAGTCCTGCAAATTGTGCAGACGCTGCAGTTGGAGCTGTGCCTAAAGGTGTGACACCTGTTTGTGCTTTTAGTAACCCACCATCATTAGTCTTAGATGTCTTCTCATCACCTACATACTCTATCTGCCCCGCATCCTCCATCATCTCCAGACCTGCGAGTGCTTCTTGTCTCATAGCCTCATACGTGCCAAGACCATGATATCTAACTACGTTAGCAGGTACAACTAACTCACCCTCACTCATCATTACGTGTTGGTCATCAGCTACTTCCTTCTTTGTAGCACCCATAGGTGGCTCGCCCTTTTCAGCTTTCATAAGGTCTGGCTTAGCTCCAATACCTACAGTTATAGCTGTAACACCTTTTGCTGCTGTCATAGGTAACACCGCACCTTTGGGTTGTGCTGCTTGTTGTACTTCTTGCATAGCAACATCTCTAGGGTCAACCATAGGTCTAGCTAATCCTCTTTGTACTTTAGGTTTTTTGGTTTGTTTTCTGCCTTGTGCAGTTTTTGGACCTTTACCTGTTGGTGCTTCTTGTGCCTTTGTCATAGGCACTACTCCTTGTTGTGCCATAAGAGCTCCTCCTTTATACATTCCAGACTGTAATTGTTCTCTAGTGGGCGGTTGCATTTCTCTTCGTTCTTCATCTGATATTGCAGGCTCATCTATAATTCTAGCTACATCTCTTGCATCTACTCCCATACTCATTAATTGTGTATACTTAGAGTTGTAGGGTAATTCGTTAAATTCATCGGACATAACATAATCTTGGTATTGACGTTGTATGCTATTAATAGGCTGAATAGCAGATACTTTGCCATCTTTACCTACGTAGTCTTGTCCCTCTGCTGTGCTTATTACAGCTTTTATAGCTTGGTCTATAAACTCTTTTTCATTTGGATACTCTTCTCTTAAGTATCTACCAAACTGATTATTTATTTTATCTATATTAGACTCTGGGTCATCCCCTTCTCGAAGTTCGTCCATGCCGTATCTAGCTAAAGGAGCCAATAGAGTCTTTCTCATAGGCTCTCCTATTTTACGTCTAGCGGTCAAACCCCCTAACAATATGTGTCTTAACTTATCTTCTGTAACATCATTATCTAATCTGCCTTGTCCAAACTCTCTAGATATATCCGAAGCCTGTTCTATGTTTTGTCTTATACCTAGCGTACCTGTAGCAATTTTGTTTAGTAGAGTCATTTTATAATCTTCTACTTCATCACCTTTATCATCTATGATATTATATTTTATAGCAGGGTGAGTTTGCCCCTTCACTGGTGTTCCCTCTGTAGGTGTATAGTCATCCGTAGAGCGAGGTTTTAAGTCGGGTGGTCTTATATTTGGATTTGGAACTAGGGGCTCAGTCATACTTATCCTTTGCTTTCTCTATAACTTCGTCTCGTATTGTTGTTAATCTTTTTATCTCTCTGATGGCACCTTGTATCTGACGAATCTCGTCAACACTAGCAAGTTGCTCCATCTGCCTGTAAAGAATCTGTACACGTTCTTTCGCATAAAATTCTAGTAAGTCTGTGTTACTCTTTACGTTTACAAGTTTAAGTAACTTCTTCGCTACTTCTTTCTTCATTGAGCTCCTCTAAGCAGGGCAGCTAGTTGTTGTGCTTCATCTCCGCTAGGTTGCTCTGCAGGGTCTTTAGCTGCACTAAATCCTTGTTCACCCGGTTGTGGTGCTGTACCAACGCCTATATTACCTCCACCTCCACCGGACGGGTCCATAGCTCCAAGAGGACCTGCCTGCTGTTGTTGCTGTGCTCCTCCTCCTGATGCCTTTATTATCTCGGCTTGTATCATAGCCTCACGTTCATCATTGATAAACTTCTCTGCATCCAAGTCCATAGCTTGAGCTAGTTCACGTAACACAACAGGCAGTTTCACGAAAGCTGCTAAATTAGGATTAGAGCTAATCTGTAGTAACTGTAACAATCGCTGTGACCTGACTTCGTTCTTCATCAAGGACTCTGTGCCACGAGCTTTTACCTCTAAGTCTCCTTTAGCATCTGGGTCAAAATTAAATTGCATGTTGAAAGCATAGAATGCTTCGCCTAATGGTTGTAGTAAGTAATCATCAATATTCTTTACAACACTTTTTATACTTAGTTGGGCTGCCCCCATGAGCATAGAGATACCTGCTGCTGTTCGTCCTGTGCCCTGTACCCCTGTCTGTCCATGCGAGTATGAGGGAATGCCTGTTGCATCGTCGGCTATCTGACGTGCCTTATCAAACATCATCATGTTCTCTGAACTTACGTTAGGATATTTTGTACCAAACAATGCCTGTCCCGGAGCACCTCCTTGTCTTCTAAATACCTTGCCCGGATAGACAGACAAGTCCTGACCCGGTACTAGGTTGGTTTCATCAATCTCAAAAACTAAGTTACCCGACAACACAGCATTGTCCACTGCCATTCTCATAAAGCCGTTCATCAAGCTTTGTGTATCTGACATGTTCTCTGCCAAACCTACCCCGAAGAAACTGTAAGGATTGAGCTCATATGGAGCTGCAAAGTATGGTATCCTCTTCGGTGTAAAAGGATTTATAACCAAACGTATAATTTTATCATGGCACACCCAACAGTTTACCTGTAGTGTGTCTGCTTCTGAAAGTTCTTCTGGTATGTCTAACCCAGCTTGTTCTGCAAGATGGCTATCTATATTACCCCAGAACTCTAATACTTCGTATCTGTCTATGTCATAAGAGTTTCTGTAGTCTTCTAAGTCTGTCTCCCACCACTTACGTGTGTAGTTTGTGCCTGCATCTATACACTCTTCTATTTTATCTTCTTTGAAGTATGGACGCTTCTTGAGTCCTCGTAAGTCGGATGCACTCATTCTATGACGCTGTATGATGTACTCGCACTCATCCATATTCTTACCATCAGAGTCTGGATAAAAGTTCCATATAGATACGTTCTCTACTCTAGGGACGGTCTTCATAACAGGGTCATAGTCACCATCTTCATTCCAGTTTGCATATTCTTTTTCTAATGCAAACGGACCTTTTAGTATTCCTGTACCAAATAATGCCATCTCAAAAGCTGTGCTACGCAGATGGCGAGAAGCGCTTGACTCTTCTAGTTGGTCAAGTATCTTCTTCTCCATTCTTTTTGCAGCTTCTTTTGCAGGATGAAATGTTTGTGATGTTGGTGTTTTACCATAACCTGACTTAAGCATACTCTCTACAGGCTCTAGCTTTTCTTGTAGTGCTCCTAGCTCTAAGCTATCTTGTGTTGCACCCGGCGGTAACTCTTTACCATCACCGGGAAAACCAAACACATTAGGTGCTTTCTTAAGCATTTGCTCTGGAGACTTAGGGTCAAAGTTTACTGCTTCTTCTACACCTTCTGGTATCCTTGTAGAATCAACACCAAGAGGAAACCGCTGTCCGGCAAATAAAACGTCTGTTATTTGTCCGTATGCAGCGAGCACTTTTGTTTTTGTAACTTTTATAAATACTTGTGATTTTTCTGTATCGGTAAACTGTGTTTCAGGACCGTACAACCCTCTGTATTGTCTATATGAGTTGAGCCATCGTTCTTCTTCATCACGTCTGCTGTCCTCTACATCAGTAAACTTCTGCACAACGTAGTCAGCTAATTGGTCAGAACCTGATTTAGGCTCAAACATAAGTTCTTCTAAGGGTGTCTCTTCTGCCATATTAATATCCAAACCTTGAATCTGCAGGTTGCCACTGTGGTTCTAGCATTTTGGAGGGGTAGTCAAATATTGACCTACTTACTGGTCTTGACATTATACCATACCTTAACGCATCATACAAGTGGTCTTCTGCTTTTGTGTTTACATCCTCTGGATTATTTCTGTCCAAAGGCAGTGTTGGTAGTTGTGCTATGAGGTTTGTGCAGTTATCAAATATCTCTAATCCTGCTCTATCTTTCTCCTCATCTACCTTCAGTCGTCTATGTACTTCGTTCTTACCTGCTACTCTGCTACCTCTACTTCTGTCTGAGGGGCGCCACCTGCAACCCTCCACAATCATCTGTTCTGCTAAGCTAGGTCCCGTATCCCCCCGTTTGTGCCACAGTGATGAGTCCAATACACCGTAACTAATTGTTTCTTCTTCTTCTAAGTGTAATATTATATGTGCAAGTTCCTTTGCTGTTTTCTTACTTACATATAATTCTCTGTACACTATTAGTGTTTCATCTACTGGGTCTACAGCAAACCATAATACACCAGTATGGGAGGAATAACCATAGTCGCATGCTCTAAACTTACGCCAAGAGTTAGGAATCTTGTAGCTTTTAACTGTATGGTATTTACGGTCAAACTCGCTAAACGCTGCACCTTCTGCAATATCCCATGAACCTTCAAGTAATTGTCTCCTTTGTACCTCTGGTAGCGATAATAGCATCGCTTCGTAGTCGCCTGCATTATACAGATATGGATTATCTATTAGCTTTGCAGGGATGAATCGTCTTTGGAAGAGCGGTTCGCCTGCCCTAGAGTGTGCTGCAGGGTATCTAAGCGTTTCACCACTGTTAATATCTGTTGCCCAAAAAGCTGAGTTATGTACAGCAGGGTCAATAAACATTTTCTTAACCCATTGATGCCCCGGTCCACCGGGGTTGGTAGTAGCTCGCATATGAACAGGAAGATTTGGGTCAACCGTCCTAAGACGAGAACGTAGATAATCCCAAGCATAAGGAGTAGAATATTGAGTAAGTTCATCAACCCCGATGTAAGTAAATGCTTGACCTTGATAACGTAGTACATCTTTATCCTGTTCTAGGTAAGTCATCCATATTCTAGCCCCTGATGGGAATGTCCACTGGCTTTTCTTCTCTAGCCATTTGACGCCCGGAAATGCTTTGGGGTATAACTCATGACTCTTGTGTATAATCTCTCTTAGTTCGTCGTTTGTGCGTCTTAGTATCAGAGCGTTAAAGTTCTGATTGTTACAATATCGTAGTGGGTCAACAATTAGACTAAAAGTTTTACCACCTCCTGCTGCTCCTCCATATAGCACCTCTCGTTCCGGCGCAGCTAAGAAATCGGTTTGAGGACCGGGGTTAGGCTGAAACAATACTTCAGGTGCTTCTTCCGTGTGCTGTCCGGCTCCTGTGCCTATCTCCTCAAAATACGTCTCTTCTTCTGTGGTCTGTAGAGACGCTATCTTCTTCTGTGCATGTCTTAATTTTAACTTTGCTGCTCTCTGACTCTTCTTGGCTTTTAGGAGCTGTCTCTCTTCAGCCGACTGCGGCTTCCGTTTTGATGTTCCCTTCTGCTTCGGTCTTGGCGGCACGGCGTTTTTGTTCAACATGTCTTCGTCTGTCCGTTCTGTCTTGTTTTATTCTCTTCCACAAACCCATACCAGATATCTTTCTACCTGTGTAATCTGTAAGCCATCTAGCTACTTCATTGTAAGATGACTGCTTCAGATACTCTACAGCCTGTGCTAGTGCTTCTAACTGTTCTTCAATAGGATGCAGAAGTTGTGGGTCTTGTTTGTCTCTCTCATAACCCCAAGGAACTTGAGCTCCATTTAACTTAGAGTACCGGCTCGTTGGATTCAATTTGTTTGATATCGTCATTCTTCTTCTCTGGTAAAATAAATAGTCCCATCGGTTTATCAGAGGATACGTTTATCTTTTCAACTCGTGATAAGCCAACACGGTCTAATAGTTGTTGAGCAGCAACAAGCTTTTCTCTGTTACCTAACGCTGTAGGGTCATCTAGTATTCCTACCATCGACATAACTGCTTTAGGTGCGTTGACTGCTAGCTGTAGTTCTGCACGTTCTATAATCTCTGAACGCAGAGACTGTATGAGTGCATGTGACTTTGTTGATGGGGCGTATCCTGCAATACGCATTGCTTTTGCGTAGTTGCCTCCTGCCTCGCCAAACAAAGCATTTAAAAATTTTTCTTGCATTTCTGTTAGATGTTTATGCACGTGGATTCTTCTTTCTAGCTGTTTTTGTTCTTGCAAAAGAACGGTTCTTAGATTTAGATTTTACTGCTAACTTCTTATTGTTCATCGGATTACCAGTGGTGTGATGTACATCTTTGCCATCACCTTTTTTAACAACTCCTCGTTTAGCCATTATACGTCTAGCTTTATTTCTACTATTACGACGTTTTATTTGTTCTGGAGAGCCTTGGTAATTATCGTACTCTTTTCTGTAATTTCTTTTATATTTAACCACGGACTACGCTCCAAAATCAAACTTTGAGAGTTTCTTCTTTCTTTCTAGTAAATGTTTCTTTTGTTTCTTTTTACTTTTTGTGCTGGCATCTGCTGCAAAACTTTTTGCTTTCATAGCATCAACACCATATTGTTTAATTAATTTAAAATCTCTGTTTATTTCTTTAGTTGCTTTGTCTGCTATCTTTTGTACTTTGTCTCTTACTTTAATTCTTTTAGCTTTGTCTACAGTGCCACTTTCTTCTGCTTCACGCACCATTTTATGTATTTTAGCTTCTTCTTTGTCAGCCTTAGTTTGAATCATATCAAAGAGTTTATCAATAGTATTAGGTTTAAAAGCTACATCTTTACCAGCTTTGTCTTTAACTATGACTCTTTTATCACCTTTGTGATATTTAAATTTTTTTCTTAGGTCATCTATATCTTTAAAACCTATACCTTTGTATGGAAATAAATACTTTACCCCTTTTGAAAAAGATGTGGGTCTGTCTCCCATATCTTATGCTCTCCTCTTAGTTCTTTTCTTAACAATAGTTTTGACGTTTGTTGGCTTGCCTCCAACTCCTTGAGGTTTAGCTCTCTTTCTTGCTACAGCACTTCTTATCTGAGCTTTTGTCATAGAAGCTGCTTTGCTTCTGGGAACACATTTAGGATATGCCCTTTTGGATTTTTTAGCAGACTTTCGACCACAGGGTTGATACTTGCCTTTCTTTTTAGGCGCGCCAATATCAACCCAGTCACCTTTTGGTCCTTTACCAAACCAAGCTGTTAATCCACCAGTGGGCTTTGCCATTAAGAGTAGCCTCCACCTCTTTTCTTATAGGTTCTAACTAACCACGCATTTGCGTAAGCTGAAGGATAGACCTTGAACTTACGCTTGGCTTCAGCTTTTACTCTTGCGTACAGAGCTGGATTTGTTGGCTTTGCTCCTGATTTTTTTGCTGTAGTTTTCTTTTTAGCCATAACTACTTCTTCTTAACTAGCTTGTAATTCATTTCTCCAGCTATCTTTCGTAGTTTAGCAAGAGTCATCTTACCGCCCTTTGCAGCCATTTTGGTCTTACCCATTCTAGCTTTAGTTCCGCCTCTGGCATAACCTTTACTCATGTTAGTCTTACCACGACGTGCAGCACCCTTTGATTTCATCATCCCTCTTCGGGCGGCGCCTTTTGATTTTTTGTGCATTGCCATATTTATTTCTCCTCAGCATATAGATTGTTAAATACTCGCTCTGGGTCTCCTACATAATTAGGGTCTTGCTTCGAGTGGTGCGTCCACTGGCTAGGAGCAAAATCAGGAGCGCCTTCACCAGTTACAAACCATGCAGGGTTAGTTACCCTTACACGATTGTTTGGTAGTGCAACAATGTTGCCTGTCCATTTGCCTGCATCCATCAGTTCCAACACGTGACTTTGTTTGTGTTGTGCAGGGTCGTCTGCTACTTCAGTGTCCGTGTAGTCTATCGTGAAGTAATACTTTGCAGGATAAAACTGGTCGTCTATCTTTGCAATCCACGGACAAGGTGTGGCTCTGTTCAGCACTATTACCGAGTGATTGTGTGACTGACAATCCCAAGGTTGGGCTAGGTAGGTTGGCATCGGTTCTGCCCACTCATCATATGGAGTGTCTCCTACCAGTGCTGTTAGGGGCATTCTTGCCCACATTGCACCACCGTGTATGTTCTCCTCTTCCTCACATCCCGTGAATATAACTTGAAAAGTTAGTGTCTTCATCGGGAGTGTCGTTACGGCTACCACCATAGCATGTAAAAACTCGCCATGATATTTGGTAAAATTAGTTGTGTACTCTCTACGTACCCATGCTTTGAAGTATGGGATGTTACTTATTATGTGTGCCATTTTTGTTATGTTTCCTTCGCAAGGTTGCTTTTGCTTGTTTGAATTGACTTGCTATTGCAGTCTTACCCATAACTTTAGCACGTTGCTCTGCTACAGTCAATATTTGTATCTTCCTTGCGTAAGGCTTCTTTACTCGATTTACTTTTGCTATAGTGGCTTTGGCGTCAGCCATAGTAGCAAATTTAATTGATACCGTATCTTTTGGGTTCTCATCTGTGTAGAGTCGTCTGCCTGAACCTTTAGGCTTTTTTCCTGTTCCTACTTTTGGGTCTCTTTTTTTTGTCATTCTTCTTTGCTTTGCTTTTTACTAAACCCTGTGCTACTGCTCTGGCTTTCTCTGAGAACCCCATCTTCTCTCCAGTGCGTAACTTACGCTTTATGGTGCTTATCTTAGCGACCACGTCCTGTACCACCTCTACGACGAGCGCCAGTTTTTATTTTTTTAACAGCTGCAGTAAGACCCCCTGCACGACGAGCAGTTGTTTTCTTTTTCTTCCTTGTTCCAGCTGCTTTTTTCATTTGAGAAAATATTGGCATAGCTAAATCTTGGTCTGACATTCTACCTCTAAGTGCTGCTTTATCTAGCGCTTTACCAAATTTACCCATGCCCTTTCCAAGCATACTTTGAAATAAAGCCCTATCTTGGTCGGACATTCTGCTAAATTTTTCCATTAGTCCTGTTATTCTGCTAGGAGTTAGCGTATCAAGTTTGAGTTTAGGCAACTTAGTCTTACCCTTTTCAGCTTTAGTCATTTTTGTTTTACCACGTTTAGCGGTGCCTGCTTTTTTCTTTGCAGCAGTAATAATATCGCCTCTAGTAATTTTAGTCTTATCACCATACATAGCAGCAAGTTTCTTTTGTTTGGGCGTCAAGGTTTTAGGCATCTAAATCTCCATGAGTTCAAAGTGTGGTCCATCAATAAAAGGTCGGCGTCCCTGTGACCTTCTTATGTCAATATAATTATTCATTGCATCTTCCATTGGTCTATCCCACTCAGCTATATTATCTATATTCCAAGCGGCGCCCCATCTAATTTTAGCACCAGTTTCTTTTGCAGCAGCTTTCATAGCGTCAGCAATATCATCGTACATCACAATTTCCCAGCTTGGCTCACTGCCGTCGTAAGCCATTAAATCGACAGCGTGTGACGTGCCGTCTTCTTGTATAAGGTGCTTAGACTTCATCGTCTGTGAGCGCCCAGCAGCATAGAGCTTCTTTTGAGTTTCCAATGAACGAACTCCGTATATTACACCAAAATCTACTTTGGTTAGCTGGATAGCACGTTTCACCGTATCCACCATCAGAGGATTTACCCCCTCTAACTTTCCTAAACTTTTACTTGATAACTTAAACATTGGGATACTCCACTTTGCCATTACGTTTTTTTCTTTTCCTTTGCAATCATCTCATCAAATATGGGACGTAAAAAAGGTGCTATCTTTTTCATTCTCTCTAGCTCTTGTATCGCCTCATAACCTTGGTAATCTTTTATCATACGCTTAACATCTTCAGGTATATCTGTTTGAGCATACTGTGACTTGTTGTTTGTCTTATCTGCTGTCTTGCCTGCCTTAGTTACCTTCTTACCATTCCTAATATTGG